TCTTCGTTTGCGAACTTAAGTGCATACTGAACTTCTTTTGCTTTTAGGATTTTGTTTCCGTAATAGTCTTTGATAGCTTTGATTGCTATATCCATTGCACCACCGAGGTCTAATGCAACCTCTACTGCTTTTCTGATTGTTTTATCTTTGACTTTATTTCTACGGAAATAGGTTTGAATCTCACGACCTGTAAGTTTCTGTTTTCCGTAAGGGCCGAGTGCATTGACTTTCCCGTCCTTATCTAATACTTTCTTGGCTTCATGGAATAGGTTCATGTTTATTCCCCTGACATTTTAACAGCAACTGCGACTGCTTTCTTGAAACCTTCTTTACTCCCTGTAAGTTTGACATGAACTTGTCCAACTGTAGAATACTTTATCAATTCTACATTGTCAACAAACCCTTTAACTTTTGAAGCAAATAGTTTTGCTTCTGCTTTGTCATGAAATACGAATGAAACATTTGCTTCGTCTAATTCTACGTATTCGTATTTTTTCTTCTTAGAGGAATCACAAGTTCCTTCTTCTACTTGTTCTTCTTTTTCACCTTTGTAGTTCTTATCGATATAATCGAAGAACTCTTTTTTCTTATCAGTGGATAATTCAGCAGGTGAAGTGACACCAAATTTCTTTAGTGTTGCTTTAAAGAAGTCCTCATATTCTTTAGACATCTTTAAGATTTTCTTTGAATCTTCTACGAGTGATTTAGGTAGGTCGTGTATCATTGTTCTAATTCCCCTTTTTCAAAATATGCAAACATTTTTTGTTTACCTTCTTCGTTAAGTCTTAACTGTTTTGCAAGACGACCTAACATGTTTCTTTCTACGAGTTTTTCTGTAGTCTTTTCAACTGACTCTTCTGATTGTTCTTCGACACCTTCAGGTAATGGTTTGACTCCTGCTTTCTTGAACATTTTCATAAGGTCTTTATCCTTAATCATATCTCTGTTCTTATTGTCTGCACCCATACCGAATGTTGTTTTCTTAAATCCAGCAGGGTTTTGTTTTTGCATTGCAAGTGCAACCTTAACGTCTGTCATATTAAGAAGTTTTGCAATACCCATAGCTTCTGTTTCACTATCTGTATTGAATACTTTCTTAATCATATCACCCATAGAGGCTTCTAAAACTAATTCTTCTTCAATAACCTCTTCTTCTTGGAAGAAAGTTGAAAGTTCTTCTTCAATTTGGTCATTTAGAATCTCGTCTGCAGACTTCTCTACACTCCCTTCCTTTAAGGCAATGTGTCCACGGACTTGTTCTAGTTTCTCTTTCCAGTTTTCTGACTTATAACTCATAACAGTATTATTTATAATATTTAAAAGGTCACGCCTTCATTATAGCGTGAATTTTATCAGGGTATCCTAACACTCCTCCATGTGGAGAATTTTTAAGTGAAGTCACCTTCAATTTCTTAATTTCTTTAATTTTATTTAGTGCAACCTCATAAGAGATTTCTTTGTTCCTATATCTTATCAACATTGGACACTCATATCTTTGACAATTTGTAGGTCTGTCCTCGTAAATCTTACATTTATTATCCTTTTGTAAGTGTTCACAACCTGCCTCAAACGGGTATGCAATCCTGTTTATAGTCTTTCTAGTGGGGTATATTGAATGCGTAGGAATTATATCAAACCCTCTTTTGACTTGCCTAGAGAACTTTCTTATTTCCTTTTGTTCTAAAGATAGAGCTCTAAAGACGACTCCTTTACAACACAATCCACAATCAAGACAAAGATTAGGTTCCATTCTCTATTCTGAGGACTAAATCCTCTTCACCTTTTAATAATCTATGATATTGGTCTTTAAGTATGTAATAATCCTTTCCTGTTTCTAAATCTAAAGGAAGTTCGTCATCTTTCTGTAATTTCCAACCCGAACCTCTTAAAACATGAACAGTTCTATTACTATCGTCCCTATGCCACACCAATTCCTGTTCGTCTACGTCCCTTAGAAACGTTCTAATGACGTATTTACGTTCAGTCCCGTGTTGGGTATATTCTGTATCAATATATGGTCTAGTCATCTACTTCGGGGTCAAAATTGTCTGTTTTTTCTTTATATCCATAGAAACTTCCTTCCTCTTCTATGTCAAATAACCCTTGCACAAAGTTCTCAGCAACGTCTTCTGCATATGATTCAGAATGTTTGTGGACTTTTCTTGTTTCTTTGTAGTTGTTTTTGAAAAGGTCAACTTCGAATCCTTCTTTTTCTTTTCGGATAACTGCTCTTCTGTCATTATCCCAGTATTCACTTACTAACATTATATACTCCTTACCAGTAAAAGTTTCCTCCGTCACTAAGACCTAATTGTTTTGCATAATGAGGTAATCTACATGCCCAGTATGATGCAGTAGTCTTATCCTTTTGTTGGTCACATTTATGTCTAGCTGCAAAGGATTTTCTTGCTTTTTTGTTTCCTAATTTGACTTTTAAACCTGTAGTGTCACCCCATGTGACCTTTTTGATTTTCTTTGTTTGGGGGTCACGAACATACACATAGTATTTCTTTGGGCCTCCCTTCTTAGGACTGTTGAGTTCGGGTTCTTCTTCTTCGATTAATTCGTATTGTGGACAATCAAGTGGGACTAACTCCCCCTCATATACTTCGAATTCCCCTATATCTGTATCTAAAATGTTCTTATCTACTTCAGTGAGTTTATATCGGTCTTCTGCAACTAATCTACGGACTTCATTAATTGTTTCAAAATACATCATTGAACCTAAACGAAATGGATTATCAAGTATGTTAATTTTTTCTTGTTGAAGTGTATCGAGTGTTTCGTTTATTGCAATTTGAGAGAATGTTTTCTTTGAATTGTGATATGCTTTTTGATTCTCTTTAACGTATTTCTCTACTTTTTGACCAGGCGTATCTTCTTGATATGCCTTTCTAGTTTCGTCTGTTCCCTGTTCGTGAACTCCGTTGTCGTGTTTATTTCCTGCCATTTGGAAGTAGTCCTTTCTCTTTCAATTTTCTTAGTCTTGGTTCTGTTCTATTGTATTTTTGTGATACAATTGAAAGATTAGACTTATCATTATTCATAGGATTGTTATCTTTATGGTGAACGTCCTTTCCTTTTATATCTTTTCTGTCTTTTAAACTTCTACGTGCTTCATTTCTTTTTGCACGTCTTTTGATTTGTTCAGGTTTAGAGTGATAATTCTTATACTCTTTTTTATAATCTCTTTCTTCAGATTGTTGTTGTTTCTCTGCAGCTTTTCTTTCTGCGTCACGTTTTGCTTTGATTTGTTTGTCGAGAGTTTCCTTTTCTTTTTGTCTGTTGACTTTTTCTGTTTCTCTTTCGTGTCTATCTTGAAGTGCTTCTAACTCGTCAATATGTCTTTGTTTCATTCTTTCAAGTTCTTCAACTTGTTTTGCTTTTAGAATTGCAGCGTCTTCAGCTGCATTTTCTGATAAATCATTTCCTTCTAAATTATCACCAAACTTAAGGAATAGTTTATTATCCTTTTGTTTCTTATCAGTGACTTTTGCATTTACGTATGAACCTAATTGATTTATAATTGCAATTCCACGTTCTTGATTCTTTTCTATTTCTTTGGTGACTTTCTTTTCAATCATTTTCAAGACATAAGATAACACTTCAAGTCTTGGTGCAACGTATTTACCTTCTTTGATTTCTTCACCCATAACTAAACCTGATAATTGTTGAATCATACTGGTTAATACTGGTGAAGGTAATGTTGCTAACATTTGCAATTGTTTCTTTGTAAGACCTTTAACTTTTTTGAGTTGTTTTTTGATATCAACTGACTCTTCGATTGATTCTCCTCTAACTTTTCTTGCAAGGTCTTGGTCTGCACCACCCCATGTTCCTTTTGATTTAGTCACAAAGGAATTCACGCGTGCATGTCCCCATTGTTCAGGTGTAGTTCCAGGCCTGTGACCTGATTTCCAAGCTGCAACTCCACGATTATAGACTTGTTTTAGAATACCAAAAGGCATTCCAGTCTTCTCTGCTTTTTTCTTTAGTGAAGTGTCTGCATTCTCTCCGAACATTTTCTTATACTTCTTAGTGTGTTGTGAAGGTTTAGTTTCTGCAGACTTATCGCCTGGAGCAGGTTCATATGCATTATCATTATCGTCATCTTTCTTTGCGTTTTTAGCAAAGTGAGCTGCACGTTTATCTTTTGTAGACTTAGACATTTCGTCCCCGTCTGCGTCTTTTGCATAATATTTCTTAGGTTGAGTTCCTTTCTTGCCCTCAATATCTTTATCCTGTTGAGTTCTTCTCAACTTTTCTCTTATCATTTCTAATTCGTCTAACCTATTACTTATCATATTACTATTTATGACCTTTTTGCGTCTAACTCTGCTTGTTTCCATGCAAGTGCAATTTTGTTTTTAGGGAATGAAGTAGACCAACCCAATAGTTTTGCGTAGAGTTTGTTTGCTTTCTTCTCTAATGTTCCTAAATCATCGTCATTTGTCACTTCGACAAAATCTTTTTTAAACATAGATTTAAATAAATCTGCATTCTTTCTAGAAGCTTCCCAATCCTTTTTAACTATTTCGGGTGGTAATTTTCTTGCACGCATTTCATTTCTCTTTTGTGCATTTTCAAGACTTGCACTAACAAATATCATTTTGTATTCGTATCCAATTTTATCTAACATTTTTTTGTAGTTCTTAATCTTGTTTGAATCGGCACTTGTAGTGTCAAATATCATTCCAAGTCTGTTATTGATATATGAATCCATATTCTTTTTGGTGATATCTTTTGCACGTTTTCTAATTGGGTCACGTAAATCTGCAGGCATGTTTCTTAAATCTAATCCTAATCCTGCTTTCTTTAATCCTGTTTCGAATGCTTTATCAGTGTTAACCATTTTTAAACCAAGTGCAGTTAATCCTAATTTCTTTACAACTGTTGATTTACCTGAACCTGGCCCACCCATTAGGAAAACTGCTTTAAAGGTGCCTGGGTCATAAACACCTTCGTCTATCAAATCTTCGACCATGTAGTGTGGTAGTGTTGATTCTGCAATACCCATTCCTTTACGGATATCGTTATAAAGTTTCTGAACTAATCCTTTATTCTTTGTAGGAACACCTTGTTTAAAATTATCAAAGTCACCTGCTTCTGCATATCCTCTGAGTTTACTTGCAGACATTCCACTGACATCATCTGCATCAGGGTCACGTTCACCAGCTGATACTATATTGATTTCGTCAAACTTATAGAATCCGTGTCTTGCTTTTACACCATTATATTTGTTTAGAAGTGTATCAAACTCTCTCACTCTATCTGACCCAACAACCATTTTGATTCTAGTGTATTTCTTTTTATGTAATTCTGTTGCAATCTCGAATACTGTTCTTGCGTTTACGTCTGCAACAATCTTTCCAAAAAAGTTTCTAAGGTATTTAATTTTATCTCTATGATTGAGTGGATTCTTTTGTTTGTCGTTGGAGTGTGAAGTGAACAACAGAACGTCATCACCTCTTGATTCTTTTTTGAGTTTATCTACTAACTTTGCATGACCTGTAGTAGGTGGATTGAAACGACCAAAGGTAAATACTGCACCTTTCTCTTTTGCTTCTACTAAAAATCCGTTAAACGTTTTCATTACTTATCCCAATTCTTTTGTGCAGTAAAGTTATTGTATGCAAACTCCATTCTATCTACAAGTTTGACTGCACTTCCTGTTTTATCGATTGCAACGTATCCTTCGGGATTGACCACTTCGAAACCATTAGCAGTCTTTTTGAAAGTTCCGATACTCTTTACTCTATTTAGTGCATTTATGATAAGTTGTTTTGCAACGACCAAGTGTCCCATAAATGAAGTAAGATTCTGAATCATTTTCTTTAAACTTCTAAGTTCGTTATAGAGTTGTTCACCGATTTCTCTTTTGATTTCTTTTGTCTTTTCTGTTTTGACTTTACCAACTACCTTATCTCTCCAATAGTTCTCAAAGTGTTTCATGTATCCGTCATAGGTTGGTTTATATGAACCACCTCTGATAAGTGTATTACAATATGTTTTATATGTTGCACCAGCACCTTTCCTTGCAATCTCACCTTGTATTTCCATGAACTTGACTAAGTCTTTTCTTTTGATTCCATGAAAGGCTTTACCTGTTTTAGATAATTCTTGTGTAAGTGCAAGTGTTTCTTTTGCAGTCATTGAACCTTTACCACTGACATCTTTATACGTTGCATCGTCAATCCATACGTCTGAACTGTTTCCTAGTTTGGATATGTTCGCACCAAAACTTGCAGATAGGTCTTCTATGGTTGAACCACTATAAGTAGTGTGAAATACGATTCCCATTTTAGAGTTTGCAATCTTTTTACCTAAGTCTGATTCTATATTGACTGCATACATGATTGTATTAGGTTGAAATGTGACAAATGATTTTCCGTCAATCTTCTGCATTTTCTTATCATTAGTATACATTAAATCACCTTGCATGATTGTATTCCAAGATAATTTAGATAAACATTGAAATGCAGTTAAGAATTTTTCCTGAAGTGTTCCTGATAACTCACTTGCATTCTTGATTTCTGATTCTGAAGTGTAAAACATTGCACCTGTTTTATTGAACAATGATTTTTTTGCAACAAAGAATTGATTGGTTTCGGGGTGTAAACCACAAAAAATAGCAGGAGCTCCGTCCCACTTGACAGTCATGTTAACACTTGATTTGGAATTACCCTTCAACATGTCCCTAAGACCCTGTAAGAAGTTTATAGCTCCACGACCTCCGTCAATACCTTGATTGATTATCTCGTCTTCTAAGTGTTCTAAATGTAGATTTTTTGCACCCATAATAGTAATTATACCACAATCTTGGTGGTAATACTACTATTTATGGGAATTTTTAACCTGAAACTTGGTCAACATCACCAGCTTCTTCACCTGCGATTAAATCGTCAAGGTCAGCTTGTAATGTTGCTTTTTCAGTGTTGAAAGAGTCGATATTAGGAACAGTTCCGTCTGTCACAATCTCTTTATGTGCATGTGAAAAGAATTGATTTCTCTCGTCATCTGACTTACTGTCCCATTCAGTATCAGTGAATGAAAAATCTGCGTCATAACTAACACCTGAGTTATCAGACTGCCACTGTATTAACCAACCTTTATATCCGTCAATACCAGTGTAGTCAACCCTTGAAGAATAAGGATTAGTTGTTTCAACCATGTTGTAATCACCATTTACGTTAGTGTTCCAGTCAATATCTTTTTGCACTTGTGCAATTTTACTCTGTAATTGTGTTTTTGAGTCTGCTCTAGACATAGTATCTCCGTGATTTTATACTATTATTTAGGATTTTGAGAGGGGTGAGGAAGACAATTTTGTTTCTATTTTATCAATTTTTTTAGTTATTTTATCGATTTCTTTTTTGTCTTTATCAGAACGTGCCTGTCTTAAGGCCTTCTTTAATTCTATCTTCTTAGAGATAGAGGATATCACGTCTTGACTTTTGAGAGTCTTTTTCATAATCTAACTTACCAGTATATCATTATTTATGTGTCCTGTAAAGTGGGTTTTTAAACTTTAAAATCATTGAATTTTTCTGCACCTCTGTTTCTATCAAACACTGGTGTATCGTCATCATAATCGTCACTATCGAATAACTCTTCTTGTGCTTCTTGTTCACAATCATAGAGTTTCATACGACTTCTATCAATACCAATCACAAATCTTTTGAAGATTGTAGGGTCATTGTATCGATTCTTCAACTGTTTGACTACAAGTTGGTCTAGTTCTTCTAGTTCGTCACTGGTAATCAATGCAAACATTAAGTCTGCAGTTGCAGGCAGTCCAAAAGATTCCGAAGTGTCTTCGAGTCCAATATCCGTGGAACCATAACCACTTCGGGTTGTTTGTGTTGCACTTACCAATGGAACGTCATATTCGACTGCAAGACCTCTGAGTTCTTCTGCAATACTCTTCACCAATGTGTATGAGTTTGCACCACTTCCTGGCCTGATTCTATGAGAAGCACATATGTTTAGATAATCTATGAAAATGATATCGGGTTGAAAATCTTTTTTGATATCCAATTCTTGTAATAAGTGTCTGAAGTGTCCAACATGAGCAGCTGCAGTTGGATATTCTTTTACAATCAATTTACCTTTTGTTTTGTTTTTGAGTTTCTCAACTTTCTTATCATACATTTTCTTAGATAAATCGGGAAGTTCTTTCATAGGAACATTCATAGTGTTAGAGTCAATTCTTTCTGCAATCCTTTCCTCTGACATTTCTAGTGTAATGTATAGAACATTCTTACCCATCATTAAACAAGAACTTGCTTGGTGACACATAAACAATGATTTACCAACACCTGTTCCAGCAAGAACAATGTTAAGTGTTTTATTAGGTAAACCACCTTTTGTAATTTTGTTGAAGTATTCCAAATCAAAAGGAATCTTCTCTTCTTCCGTATGATAGAACTCAAACCTTTCGTCTGTATCCTCTAACACGTCATGTCCAATATGAGTGTCAAAGGACACGGAAAGTGCGTCCTTCAATAACTCAGGTATTTCACCAGTAGACCTTTGTGATTTTTTATCTATAACTTCGATAGAGTCCATGACTGCAATATAGATTGCTCTATCTTTGCACCATTTCTCTGTTTCGTCTATTAACCAATCACTAGGGGTTTGGTCTTTTTCTTTACCAATTTTCTCAACAATAGTTTTTGAACCTTTTGCAATATTCTCATTTAATGAGGTATTGTTATCAAGGTTTATGAGAAGTGCTTCTACTGTTGGTGGTTTAGTATACTTCTGAAAGTATTCAAATATTTCATTGAATATAGTTCTTTCTTCAGTATCGGCAAAATACTCTGATTTAATGAAAGGAACACACTTCCGTGTAAACTCTTCACTCTGAATCAGATTCTTCAGTATTGTCTGTTCTATTCTCGTTTCCATATTTAAAGTATCCTTCTACGACCTTTTCGAGTCTTTCCATTACTTCATCAGTAAAGTATTTCTCGGGGTTGTTGTTAATAGTTTTACCAAACTCTGTTTTACCATTTGGTAATTCAATTCTTGTTGAAGACTTCTTGAAGATACCACTTGCAAGTGCAAGGTCTAGAAGACCATAGTATCTATCAAGACCACTATCGTATGACAATCTTACGTCTACGATTCTGTTCTCAACTGTAAGTCTTGATTTTGCATTCTTACAATGAATGATATTTCCAATGACTTCTGTTCCTTCTTTTTCTTTCTTCTTTGAAAGATAGATAATTGAAGAGGCTGCATATTTAAGACCACTTCCACCACCCATTTCTTTTTGTGGGAACATTGAACCAATCACGTCATAAGTGTGATTAGTCACAATCATAGGAACACCAGCACGTCCTAACTTAAGTGTTAGAACTCTGAATGCACCTTTAACAACTTGAGCACGAGTCATGTCACGAGTTTCTTTACCCTCTGCAGTATCCTCGATTTCTTTAGTAGTCGATAACATTCCAAGTGAATCAAGACACATCATCATAGGTGGTCTCTTATCTTTTGGAGTTTCGAGATACTTATCAAGTATAGATATTGCCTGTTGTCTGAATTCTTGAACAGTGACCACAGGCACGATAACCATTCTGTTTGAATCGATTCCTCTCTCTTCAATCATTTGTTTACTGATTGCTGATTCGGATTCGAAGTAGATAACTGCAGACTCAGGATTATCTTCTAGAAACTGTTTGACCATTCCTAATGCAAAGAATGTTTTACCAGTTGCTGATTCACCTGCGATTGCAGTAATTTTGTTTTTAGGAAGTCCACCATAAAGTGAACCACTGAGTAATGCATTGAAGACATAAGAACCTGTATCAACAAAGGTATCTACGTCCCCAGCTGCAACCCCTTCAGAAACGATATTTGCATACTCGTTTCCCGAGGATTTCACTAAGTCTTTAATAAATGACATAACACTTCTCCATAATGTTTATATACATTATAGTATCTATGTTAGATTTTGTCTAGTGGGTTTCGTCTAATTTTTTAGAAATATCACAAAGTCTGTCGTCTATTCTGACATGTTCTTCCATCATAGAAACTAAGGAAGATACTTTGACTTCTAAGTGTATGATAAATGCAAAGATTACACCAATCATTAAGATATAGAAACAATCCATAGGTGTTATAATCATAACACTACCTCACCTAATTGGATTAATTTTTCTCTGTTTTTTAAATGACCTTCTTCGATTTCTTCTTTATTACCACCAGTGTATTTTACTGCATGATAATCTAAAATCATTTGTTCGTTTATGTTGACTTTGTGTCCAAAGACTGGGTGTCCTTCGATATGGTGAGCATATAATTCACCCAATATTCTACCAAATTTTCCTTTGTCATGTGATACAAGGGATACACTTTCACACTCCTCTAATAGTTTTTTGAGATGTTTTTTACTTGCTTTACCGAATTTCTTTTCAGTTAAATCTCTAGTTCTAGATTCTGGCGTGTCGATTCCTAACATTCTAACACGTTGTTTCTTATAAACCATACCGAATCCTAAATCGATATCTACGTCTACAGTGTCACCATCGACCACTTTTACTACTGATACTTTATACTCATACATTTTGATTGTGTTTCCTATGTGCAGACTTCTGTTCCCAATCTTCGATTGCTTTTCTAATCGAACCTTCTGCAAGAACAGAACAATGCAATTTAATTGGTGGTAAATCTAATATAGCTGCAATGTCTTTATCCTTGATAAGTTTTGCTTCTTCTATAGTTTTACCCTTAAGCATTTCTACAAAAGTAGTAGAACTTGCAATTGCACTTCCACACCCATAGGTTTTGAATTTTACGTCAATGATTCTTTCGTCTAAATCTAATTTCAACTGAAGTTTCATAACGTCACCACATGCTGGAGCTCCTTCCATTCCTGTTGCAACCATAGGGTCGTTAGGGTCGAATCTTCCAACAGCATGTTTTTCGGGGTTATTTAAAACGGATTCAAATCGTTTTACTACTTCTTTACTATATGCCATTATAGTTATTTATCCAAAAAATGAATCTAAACTTGCAACTGGTTCAACATTCCAGTTAATAAGATTGACAATATTTTTGAGTGGTTCAACAAATGCTTTGTCAAATTGCATATCATAATCAATGAATCTATGTAAATCTAGTTCTCTAGGAAGTGAACTGATAAATGATATTACATTTTCATTGATTGGGTTTGGTGTTGTGAGATATGAAAAACGAATCTTATCTGAGTTCTTAATCATTTCATATCTCATGTCGAGGTTCTTGGATTTCAATAAATGGTTGTGTAGTAGAGAACCTCGAACATGAATTGGTGTTCCTTTAGAATAAATGTTTGTAGGACAAGAGTATTGTGCAAGATTTTTTATACCTCTTGGAAATGCAACCTCTTCGGGTGGAAGGTTTCTGAACTCTTTTCTTGCAGTTTCTACGAACTCCCACAATTCTTGTTCAGTTCCATTCATAACCACCTTCAAGGCGTCTGTTAGTTTTGTTCTGACCCATTGAGGTGTAGAGGATTTTGCAGTTTCAATTCCCATCATTTTGAGTTTAGGTTCTGCAAGTCTGACACCTTCGTTGTCATGAACATTTAGAATATATCTTTTCTTTGCAGTCCATATACCTCTGTCTGCAATCACCTCACGTCCCATTTGCATTTTCTGTTGGAATGCATTGGTGTATTCTGCAAGTTCTTTGAATCCTTTTGCAAGAACCTGTTCAATCATTCCTTCAGATTTGTTTAGAAAATCCACAATCTTGGTCTTGTCTGTTTCTTCGGGTAAAACTTGTTTGACCAATTTATCCATAGTGATATAGACTGAATCAGTATCCATTGCAATCACATAGTCTTCGTTCTCTGTCCCAAGTGTTTTGTTTAGGAATTCATTAATAGTTTTCTCTGACCACTTGATAATCAACTGACCACTAGTAGTGATTGACTCTGCAAGGTCAATAGAAAAGAATGCAAAGTATTGATTTGCAAGAGCTCCATATGCTGAGTTAAGTGCAATCTTACGAACCTGTTGATTGTTGTATGCACGTTTGATAAGTGTATCAAGTTCTTTCTTACGTTTGGTTTCTTTACAGACTTCTCTTTCTTTCTGATAACCAATCATTTTCTTCTTCCACTCTTTTCTCTCGTCATAGAGTCGTTCCATAAGTTCAGGAAGGAAACCTTGTTTGTCTTTAGAATACATTACACCATTTGGTGTGACTGTATTTCCACATTGATAAACATAAGATAAGTCTGCTTGTTTGGTTAACATTCTATCTACATTGATATCTTGTCTGTTTCCTTTTACCATTTTCTCAGGTGAGATATTGTATTGCATAATAATATGTGGATACAGTGAGTTCAAGTCGAATGACACTACCCAGTTGTGACCTCCAACGATTGGGTCTTTGACATATGCACCAACGATTTGGTGTGTCTTATCATTACCAGTCTTTAGTCTTTGTGGTGGTGTCTGAATGTTTTGTTCTTTGAGGTGATTGTAGATTATGGTTTCCCAATACTTCACCATTCCGAAAGTGTCATTGTAATTACACTTTGCATTGTATGACATTGCACAAGTCAATTCAATCAGTCCTAGTTTCTCTTCTAGTTCTTCAACAAGGACAACGTCTTTAACATTATAGTCTAAGAACTTTCCATAGTCTTGTTTGTATAGTGTATGTAGATTACCATACTCTGAGTAATCAATCTTACCTTTACCAAGTTCTACTTGTGCAATGTTTTCTAGTTTGTATGATTCTTGATTTACAAAAGTGTGTTTACGATAGAGTTCAAGATAGTCAAGAACATTGATACCATAGAGATTGAATATCATTTGTTTCTGACCAAAACCTGAGTGGAATTCTCTTACGTCACATTGATTCCATGGTGAAAGTTTCTTGTGTTCTCCTTCACCAAGTATTCTGTCGATACGATTACAAAGATATGTGATATCGAAACTGTTTACATTCCAACCAGTAATGATATCAAAGTTTTCTGTTCTCCAGTATTTTATAAACTTGAGTAAGAGTTCTGATTCGTTTTTGCAGTTGTGATAAACTACGTCTGTTCTGTTGTGTTCCCAAGGGCCGATACCAAACACTTGTGTATCTTCACCAATAGGTTTGATTGATACTGCATTGACCTTTTCATTTGCATAGATTGGTTCGGGGAATCCGTCTTCACACTCACACTCAATATCAAGTGTTGCAATCTTTATGTGTTTCAAGTCCCACTTGATATCACCTTGAAATTTATCTGCAATGTAAGTGTAGATATATCTGTCGTATCCATGGATTTCGAATCCTTCGACACCACTGTATCTCTCTCTGAACTTTCTTGCACCACCCATAGAGTTGAGGTTCACTGCTTCTAGTGACCTTCCGTCTAAACTCTTGAATGGGGTTTCTCCTTTCTTTGAAGGAATGAAATGATTGGGTCTATATGCAACAGAAAGTTTTTGTTGTTTTCCGTTCTTATAACCCTTGACTAGAATCTTGTCCCTAGTCCTACAAACATTTGTATAGAAATCCATGTAGTTATTATACTACAATCGGGGTTATTCTGTCAATGTGATTTTATCAGTATAATCTGAGAAATGATTTATTACTACGTCTTTTATATCTTCGTAATGTGCAATTTGTTCTAGTTCCTTTTCGATTGTTTCAACGTGGTCACCATGTTCTGCAACCCCTACTGAATTTTTACATTGAACTAAAATGTTAGTTTTGTGTTTTGCAATTTGTCCGTTTGCATGTGCAACAACAGCTTGCAAAATATCATTAGTCATATCTTTCATTATTTACCTCTTTGGTTATTATTACCAGTTGCAACCTTAAAATTTGTTTCTAATTGTGGTCTTGGTTCAAAAACTGTTTGCACTAAATCTTTGTTTATAACAAAGTTATATTCTTTTGCATATGGAATCCATGGTGCAAGTTTTACTTCAAACTTTCCGTCTTGCACATCTGTAATACAAAGTTGTGCTTCTTGGATTTTGTAATTACCCCATAATGTTTTTTCTACAAACCCGATTATCACTTCTCCTGTATCGAGTCTGATACATTGAACTTTAGGCATGTTTCCACACCATTTCTTGTAGTTCTACTGACCTTCTACCTACTTGTCCAAACCAACGTGAGTCTTCCATTTCCTCACCCATTTTTAACCAGTCTTCTTGAATAACTGCTTTCCACATATTATTAAACTTACCAAATCTAGTGATACCTAAATTGAAAGTCATATTGACTAATACGTGTTGAATGTTTTCGGGTAGTGTTTGGAATCCAGCTTCTGAACCACCTTTTGTTGTATACAAGTGTATAGTTTCTTTTAAGTGTTTCTCAAAATCATGTTCGTAAACTTCGTCTACTCTCTCTTGTGAAACTGGTGTTCCTACTGGTTGTCCATATTCGGGGTCGTCTTCTTTAACTAAGTGTCCAACACCAAACGTTAAATATCCTAGTGAGTCTTCGTAAATTTCTAAAACTTCACCTTCGTGTCTTTTAATCTGTTCCTTCAGTAATTCCTTGTTCATTCTCTTTCCTCATTTGTTCCTGTAGTAATTCTACGAGTATATCACCCATAAGGTTATTTAATTCCTTATTATTTAGGAGTTCGTCTAAGTCATGATTTTCGGGAATGACAACAATATCTCTCTGAAAATTTATATTTGGTTTTCCTTCTTCGAATCCAACTTTACCATAAACATAGATAACGTCCTTCCATTCTCCTTTGAGAATTTGAATACCCGACATGTCAAGCTTATTATTGTCTACGACACAATAAACTCCCTCGTCAAATAATGGTGTTAGACTATCCAAAAAAACTCTCCAATGTATTTCTTCTATTAGGTAAGAATAAATCCTTATCCTCTTTTGAGAACCACCATACATTTTCCATGTATAATTTTTTCATGAAATCTTGCATTGCAGTTCTATCAATTCCTTCTTTGTCTGATACTTGATTCTCGTCACTATCACCTTTCACGTCTGACCATTTCTCTAAGAATGATTCAGAAGATTGAGGTCGTTGCATAATTCTCATTCCAATCTGACCTTTGAAATATGGTCTAAGTAAATCTACAACTTCGTCACACGAAGGAAACATTTTTCCCTTAACCTTTGGGTTCATTATATTTATCAATAAGTGTCCATTCTCTGATAACACTTCGAATGATTTTGAAGAAACTGGTAAAAAGAAATCATCTCTCCAAGAATCATATTCTGAAAACTTACTCCATGATTGGTCTTCTTCATGTTCTCCACCTTTGTTATATGTTTCTGTAGAGAAATAAGGTGGTGAAGTGAATGCACAATCTATTGGTGGGAACTGACCATAAGGAATATCTTCAGCACCACTTCTATAGATTATAACTCTTTTCTCACCAACTGACATAAACTTATCTTTGGTTTCTGTAATCTTTGGTGCATGACCTGTAAGAATCTTTTCATATTCTACACATTGTTGTTTATACACTTCAAAAGTGTTTGGGTTCGGGTCACAACCAATATAGATTTCTGTTCCTTTGGTTGCAAAGAATCCACATAGTCTATCTCCCCAACCACAACTGGTATCCAAAACTGTTTTTGCATCAGTCATTTCATAAAAACATTTTGCAACAACTGGTTTGAATTGTGTTGCAATATAGGCACCCAATCTAAATGCCATTCTGTAAGTGTCTTCTTTAAGTGAACCACCTACTAACTTAACTATTTCGTTTCCGTTTACGTCTGTTGATATCTCTTTTTTGATATCATTTACACCTCTCCATATTGCACCCAATGGTGATTTAAGTTGTTGTGCAGTTGATTCTTTGAATGCATTCAATGGAGCTCTATGTCCATATGAATCACAAGCAAGTCTTAAGTGTTGCATAAAGTAATCACTTGCATCATTAAAAGTAGAAGGTGCATTGACCATTCCATGACCCCATTCTGAATATGGATATTTGTAATCGTCATACTTTTCTACAACTTCTTGTTCTAAATTTTCGTGTGGATATATAAACTTCCATACGTCATACTCTAGAAGTCTAATAAAGGTATTTCTCATTTCTTCGTGAGAAATAGGTTTGAGTGGGAATTCGGGTCTTTCTTTTTCTATGTAATCTGCAAGAACCTCACGGAACTTTTCCCTTCCGTATTCTTCTGTTAATGCATCGAAGAGTTCACCCTCAATAATGGGTAAACCCTTCTCATTTGCATTGTCTTTAAGGACTTGGTATAGTTTATCCGACAAACTCGTCCCCATCGTTCCATGCACAACCTGTTAGTCCACCTGCTTGTAAACCCTGTAAAGTTCTTAGAACTTCTGTATGGTTTCTTCCAGTGTCTAATGCATTGACTGAAGCATGTTGAATGATTCTGTTTTTGTCAAAGATAAAGGTTGCACGATAACATACACCTTCTTCTTCATTAACAATACCTAATACTGAAGATAATCCTAGTCCACAATCAGCTGCAAGTGTATGTCTGATATTACCTATCAGTTCATTATCTTGTTTCCATGCTAATTTACAGAACTCATTATCTCCACTAATTCCTATCACGTTTGCATAGTCAACTAAAGTGTCAAAACCAGCAATCTCTGTAGGACATATAAAGGTAAAGTCTTTTGGATAAAAGTAAACTACTGACCAATCATGTTTTAATGGTTGATAGTTTTCGTCTACACCGACTCTCACAAACTCGTTGTTTTCATTTATTCCTTGCAGTGAGAACGCAGGGAATTGTTGTCCAACTGTTAACATAATAAATCTCCTTTATATAAAGATACACCCATTATACTATATAACGGGTGTATACGTAAAGGGGGTTTTCTATTTAATTTTAATAGAAACTGGTTTATCCTCTTCGGGAATAATTCTTACCAGTTTGACATGTAGAATTCCGTCTACCATGTCGGCACCCTTGACTTCAACATCGTCTGCAAGTGTAAAACTTCTTTTGAAGGCTCTTGAAGCAAGTCCTTTATGGACAAAGTCTTTTGAGTCTTCATCAACTTTACCTTCGATAGTCAAGACATTTCTTTCTTTAGTGATTTCAATGTCTTTTTTACCGAACCCTGCGATTGCAAGTTCGATACAGTAATTCTCTGAATCTTCCTTTACAATGTTGTAAGGTGGGTAGTTTGTTGTTGTATGATTAGATAGACGATTAAGTTCATCAAAGTATCTATCGAATCCAATTGTGAGCGGTCTGAATTGACCAAATATATCTAAATGCGTCATATTTTTCTCCTAATTTTAGCAAGTTAATATATCCTAACCTCATTTGAGCATTAGGTGTGAGAACCGAGCTCTTTTGAAGATTATTTCTCCGAGTGATAATCCGAGCTCTTTTTAAGTTCTCTACTATATTATATAGGGTCTTTTATGGTTTTTTCAAGAGGGTTTTTATCTTTTTTTGCAATATTTTTCAGAATTATGCCAAACATTGTAATTATTTCCTACAACCATAGACATAAATCCATTTATCTGTCTTATTCCTTTTTTGGTTAGATTACCTTGTCTTAAATCATATTGTAAGGCTGGAATAAGTATTACACTCTTAGTAAAGACCATATCACTGACTGAAGGTCTTTCACCTATGAGTGGATTCATTTCTCTTACACAATCATATTTGAGTCCACGATATGTGGTGTAGACATCTGCAACTTGTAATCCTACAAAAATAGTCCAATCAATATGTGAAGGTGGTTCAACTAAGCGGAGTGTAGATAGTGACTTTCTCACTTTTTCCCTTGACGAGTATTCTATCGACTTCAGAAAATTTTCTGTTTGGACACTGTCTATATGTTTCTGATGATAACAACACGTCAACCCCATCGTAATTACGTGTTTGTCCTTCGAGTCTAGCACCCAAGTTGACTGCATCTCCAATGACGGAATAGTCAAATCTAACTTCTGACCCCATGTTTCCAACGATGCATTCGCCTGTGGAGATACCAATACCAACGTTAATAGGAGGCAGATTGAGAGGAGAAAGTTCTTCATTTAATTCCTTAGTAGCTTCTAATACTTCTATTGCACTTTTTACTGCGAGTTCAGCATGGTTTTCACAATCCAAAGGAGCATTCCAAAAACTCATGATACAATCGCCCATATATTTGTCTATGGTTCCTTTATTATTTAGGATAATCTTAGTTTGCATGTCCAAAAATCTGTTTATGAGTTCGACCAATCCTTCGGGGTCGTCATTGTTTTTATAGTGTTCACTTATGGGTGTGAATCCACATATGTCCATGAACATGAATGTCATTTCTTTTCTCTCACCACCTAGTTTCAATAATTCGGGATTCTCTGCAAGTTGGTCAACCATGTCGGGAGATAAATACTTTTGAAACTGCTTCTTAATTTGTTCTTTGAGTTGATAAGTTTTATAATATTTGTTGAAGGAAGCATGTCCAAAAACTATTATGGAGGCCATCGATGAGTAGAAAATATCGAAAAGAACGAAACTTGAAGTCCACAAATAGAAACCCAAACCCACCTGAAATCCAACGATACCTAGACTCACTATCCCCGAGAAAATTGTGGGAAGTGTGTAGACCGATACCATTATTCCTAAAAGGACTGTCAATAGAAGAACGACTTCTAAGAATTCAAGATAGTAGGATTGTTGTATTTGAACTCCTGTGGCGACGGAGTGGAGGATTGCACCTTGAACTTCGTGAGGATACTTTACACCCACTGGGGTTGAAACTGGATTATTCAGACCTTCAGCCGTCAGACCCCAAATTAGAATCTTGTTCTCTAGGTTAGAGTTTGGTAAATCTTTTGCAGACACCCTCTCGAAGTCATTCCAATATCCTATAAGGATATCTGCAGTTGGAGTGGTTTCGATTGGGGGTTGTCTTCCAATACGAATCCATTCGATTCCAACTTCGGGTGTCACACGAGTTTGATAATTAGGTTGGTCATACATTGCACGTAAAACTTCTAGTGCAACTGAGGGATACACTACACCATTTGCAGAAACAATTAATGGTGCAGAACGAACTGTCCCGTCAAAGTTTGCAGTTCCACTGATTGGTGGTGTAGTAATTGTCACACCTGAACCATATGAATTTTGTTCTAGTATTGGAATCGGTGAAGAAATTCCTGAGAAACTCCATATATGGTCGTCTATATTTCCTCCACCGAAAACACTAGTTCTTACAAAAGGTGCAGAACCAGTATCTTTTTGAACTGTTGGTGCAGAAGATAGAATTGATAATCGGTTAACTAAACCTTCTGCAAATTCTTCGTCACCCTGAAATCTATCAGGTTCTTTAAAGAGTTGAGTGAAAACATGTGTATTAGTGTATGAAGTGTCTAACATTAAATCCCTGTAAATAGACCTTGGCCAAGGATACTGACCATACACTTCAAGTGAAGGTTCGTCTATATCTACTAAGACAATATTATCTACCTGAACTACTTCCTGAGATTGGTGTAGATAATCAAAATAAGACCATGATATATTTTCTATGAAATAGGGATTCCATATCTTAAGACCGAATAATAACCCTATGGTTATTACAACTGTTTTCCACGAATACATTAATTACCTTGAGTGACGTTTACAGTGCAACCCCCAACTGTATGACAAGTTTGAGTTAGTGTATATGTTTGTGCTGTGCTTCCTGTTTGTGTTAAAGTTAAATCTGTTCCGTATGTTCCACCTAGTGTTATTGTTGCAGTGTGAGCTCCAGTCTTTTTCTGAACTACACTAACTTCATTGTAATCATTATTGATTGTTCCTGTAAGTGTCTTATCTCCATTCTGTAATTGTTTTGAAAAGACATCATTATAATCACCATAAATGTTCCAAATCATTCTATGTTCGATAGTATCATTATCTTGTTTCTGACTTCCTTTAAAATCATTGTAGTCACCATGTATATCTAATCTTACATAGTTTCCACCAGGCTCGTTTCCGTCCCAACTCCACGTTGGAGATAGTGAATTATTTAATTCATATCCTTGACCAAAGACAATTTGGTTATGATTACCCCATACATGTAAACCAAAATCATTATCATTACAACTTGAAGCAGAACATCTTTGTCTAACTTCTATTTCATTATTATATCCGTCTACATCACCACCCCATGCTTTACCTGAACCCCATGTATCCGTATAACCAAAATACATATTGTTTCCTTTTTGTATGAGGTCTATTGTATTGTTTTGGTGGTCAAAAGAAAAATTTACGAGGTTGTTATAACCTATTTGGTCAATTGATAAATCTGCATTGTCACCACCATTGACTTGTTCTACATGAACGTGATTATCGTCTGCATAGGAAAACATAGGGATTATAGAAATCCCTATGATAAGAAATATTTTCTTTAAAATATCCATTGTAATATTAATACTGTTAATATACCTTTGCACCATGCAAACCACATGGCTTGATATTGAGAAATTCCAAACTGGTCTATCCACCAATCTGTTCTTCTCTCATGCCACTTAAAGACTTTTAGTAAAATATCCATAAGTTGCCTCCTATGTATTATTTAGTTAGATTGGTTGATAAAGATACGTATACTTGGGTCACCATTTCCGAACTCAATAATACCTTGATAACCTTCGACATTTGTTTCAATAAATCCACTTCCACCTTGTGTCACTATAATTTCGATTACACCATTCACATTTCTGTAAAGATATAAATCTCCGTCTTGTATGAACACGTTATATTGTGAATCTTTGTTAAATCCTAATACGGCACCTTGTAAACTAATGTCACCAGTTCCACCTGACTTTTGTGCATCTCCTAATTTTGCAGTTGTTAATTCTAATTCTTCTACTACGTCTAGTAAGTCACGAAGGAAATCTACGTCTAATAGGTCTATATCTAATTCACTAAAATCTTCTTCAAGTGTATCCTCAAGTGCATCTGCTTCTAACTCATTAAATTCTAAGAAGTCTACGTCTAGTATTCCTTGGTCTTGATTTTGGTCGTCCCGTGCTTCTTCTTCTATTTGTTCTCTGACCTCTGTTGGTGGATTGACAATAAACATATTATCAATCATTGAAGTTGTTAAGTTTTGTATAACTACTGAACCTGTTGGTGGTTGGTCAACACTTGATACCATTGTTGCTTGATATGCCTTATTCAGTATAGTTTCACCTCCGTCATTATAAACTCTAATCTCACCTGAAGGTGTAATTCCGTCTTCGTCAGGCAAAAGTATAACGAGTGTTCTTCCTAGCTCGTCAACTGTAGTTGTGAAATCTGTTCCGTTAATTGCAATTTGTGCTGTTGGTGTTGATATGTCTATATTTGCTTTCTTTATTTTTTTACCTGTTCCTGAAGCAAATCGTGCCGTCCCTTGAACCATTCTCATAGCCATTTTTGATTTGGACGGATTAGGGTCGTAATACACTTCGTCAATGTATACGATAGTGTGTTCAATTAAATCAAGTTCTTCTTCGTCTAAGATCTCAATCTTCATTCTTCCGTTGACTGTTTCTGCAACGTCATAAAGTTCAATATCATAACCCACTTCGGGTGATACGAAATCTGTATTTTGACGTGTAATTTTTCCGAGTCCGACTGACTCTACAATATCACCAATGGGGTCACTATGTATGACCCCACTGATAAACATGAGATTAATTACTATCGCTAGATGAATCTTTTTGATTAATTTGAATTGTTGCATTATCACTTGTAATATCCAGTGTGATTAGTGCATTAGGTGAAGCACAACTGTTTCCAGCTCCACTTACACATGTTCCACTAATTTGTGTAATATCTACATCAGCACTATCTCCGTCTAGGTCAACAACCAAAGATTGTTCTCCGTCTGACTGAAGTGTATTAATGTTATTACTTGAACCCGTGACTTCAAAGTCCCAAGTTAAGTCATCACTTTCCCAATCAATATCAAAAACATTCGAACTACCGATTAGTATTAAGTCTGAATTAAGTCTTTCTGCACTATAAACACTACCTTGGTCTAAGTCAAAAGTATTACTACTTCCTGTCACATCAAAGTTAATGTCCGATGAATCTGCACTTCCTACATCTCCGATTAACCAGTCTATACTATTGGAATCACCAGTAAAGTCTAGTTTATACACTGAACTATCTGCTTCAACAGAACCGAACAGTTTATTTGAATTTCCTATAAAATCCAAATCAAAGTCCAAAGTTGCACCAGTAATAGTCATAGCACCTGAAGCAGAAGCATCAGAACCTATCTTATTACCGAAACCTATTTGGTCTATATACAAGTCTAAAGTATCACCTGTTTGGGTAATCTTAATCTCGTTGTCATCAGCGGATTGTGCGAAAAGAATTGGTGTCGACATTATTGCAATTAAGCAAAAACTAATAAGTTTATTCATTTTCGTTTTCCTCTGTATTTAAATCATGGAGGTCGTTAGTCCCATCATTCTGATGAGGGTGACGATGTCCATCTGTTATTTTCCAAAAACCTCTATCGTGTCCTTGGTAAACTAATTCCAGCACTGCAGCTTCTATAGCAGTTCTCACTGCATAAGTCACTGATTCATTATTTCCCACTCCGTCTTCAATCTCTACTAGTTGGGTTCCTTGTTCTACAAACTTAAACAAGTCTGCACCACCACCAACGGATAGTATTGATTTCCGAGTTTGCACATTAAGTAATACCTCTCCAGTGAGAACACTAACTGCTCTCATTGAAATGGTCACAACATCTTGACGATATTGTTGACTATATCCTAAGCCGAGGGTTCTTGCGCCTGAACCTCCAGTTTGAATATTAGTATCATATCCTACTATTCCACCTTCAATTATAATTCCAGCAAATAGTAAGGGTTGGACACCTTTTGCCTCAGTGTCCGTTGCTTTCGCAAAATCTTGTCTTGCAGAACGAATAATCTGTCTTTCTCTAACTAACGCATCGATTCCATTTCTTTCTACAACTCTAAACCATGTTCCACCACCAGCAGTCTTAAGTGCATCGATAACCATTTCGACACCACCTTGGGTGACTGCAGTAGAGAAATCTGCAATACCTTCCCTTGCTTTTCTCTGACCAGTTTTATCATTGAAGTTATACACTGCAACAATAGGTCTTTCTTCGGCAGGGGGAAGATTTAAAAGTTCTACGTATGAAGGTAATTTAACAACTTCGGGAAACTCTACACAAATATAATCTCTTGTGACTGGTTTCTTTATTCCAGTTGCCATATCCTTTCGGACACCTTGTTCCCAGTTTCTACAATCTTGGGGTGTTTCCGTGAACTTTGGGACGGATGCACAACCACTTATTAGAAGGGTTAGTGCAAGTAAATACTTAACCATCTCCACCACCAGTTCCCGTATCAGGGTCTTGTCCAAAGTTTCCTGTTCCGACTGGAATTTCTATAACTGTTGTTGTTCCATTCGTATCAACAATAGTCATCTTTATAAAATCAGTTCCGTCTTCACCTGTTATAACTTCCCATGTTATAACACTTCCCTCAAGTGTAAATGAACCAAAGTTTGATGCATTATCATTACTAAACATTGATTCAACTAATTGTTTAGATAGCTGTGCATAGATTCTGCTTTCTAGGTTCCTAATAAATTTTGCAAGTGTAGTGTTCTCTGCTTCTCTTTCAGCAGCTTTCCTTGCAGACTCTAATGCGTCTTCTATTGCTTTCTTACGGCTGGACTCTTGGTTCTCAATTGTAAGATAATGAGCACCCGTTCCAACGCCTGAGAATGAGGGGTTTTTAAACTTATGAACTATCTCCGTTCCGTGAACTTGGAATGATAGTAAAATTGAAATTGGTAAAATAAATTTAATCATTATTATGGTCTGCCGAAATCTTTTTCTTTTCATTCTCACGATATTCTAGAACTACGTCAACCTTTTCTTTAAGACGTATTAAGTCTTGGTCTAGCATTCTAGTTTGGTCAATTACTCGGATTAATGCAAAATGCATTTTTTCAATTTCGGGGTCTATCTTTTCACCAATAAACCACCATACATAATATACGAAATATCCTAGTCCAATCATCATTACAACTGGGAATCCGTAATCGGTTATTAGTTCGACAATAAAGGGGACTTCGGCTTCCATGTTAATCCCTTCTTACATCAAGTTTCCCGTCCTCTATAAAGTTCTCTGCTCTTGCAACTCTCTCTATATCAGGTCTTAACTCTAATGCACTTGACACTAGCATATCAATCTTTACCATTTCGTTAGACATTGTTCTTGCACGATTCTCTAACGATTCACAAAACATTGTAAGTGTCTTAATATTATCAACTATCCCTTCGAAGATTTGTTTGATAACTAAAAATATAAAGAATCCCATTATCAATGCCATTGCAATGGGAACTCCAACGTCACCTATCAAATTAAATACTTCTTCCATACCTTCTATTTATAATAAAAAGGGGGACACTGTCCCCCTAAAATGACTTTTTGTCAACTAATTAAAGTTGGTCACGAATTTCTGAAATAACTGCAGCTTTAGCACCACTCTTCTTGACTTTCAGATTTTTCTTTTCTGCAAGTTCAATCAATTGGTTCTTAGTTAACTTCTTTAATTCTGCAACACTTGGTTTTTTTGGTTTTGGTTTTGCAACTGGTGCTTGAACCTTTACCTTTTTATCTTTTTTGTTGTTTGAAACAAAGTAAGCAACTACTAGAACTACAACTATAATTCCGATAATTTCCATAATTTATTACCTCTAATTTATTTATCTAACAAAGGGTTTTTGTCTTTTGCTTTACCTATCGCTAGTGCAAGGACTTCTAACCATTTATACACTTTAGCCCAAAGTTTATCATCTGCTGGTGTTGGTGTTAAAGCAACAATCACACTACAGATTGATATTACCACTGGAATTACCATAAGTAAATTCCAAATCCCCATAATGAAATCTATGATAGCTGAGAACATAGTTCCTCCTGTTATATTTATAATCCCTATATTTAGGTATTATTTGACCCAATTGAGTATTTTGTTGTCAATTTCCACTCGTTTTTTTCTCTAAATGGAATGATTTTTATCTGACTTAAGGGTGCTTTGGGTTCAGATACTTGGTGCGCATGAACTACTGAAACTAGGTTCCATTGTTCTAAAAGTGACACTATAGTGTTCCTTCTTGCAATATCTGATTCGTCTAAGTTAGAAGGTTTCCCGTCTAACAAGAATAATTCTTTGAAATGTGTTATATAATACTTACCACGTTTGTGAAGTATGTGACATGATTGAAATAATTCCTTATCTTTACGAGAAGCTACACCAATACGTGAGAGTGTTTCTCTTATCTTTAAGAAATCTTCTTTTTCGGGGAATGTGACCTCTACTAGGTCTTTGACTATATTATCTTGGTCATCTATCATCTTTACCACCAGTTTTCATTCTGTTTTTCAATTCACGATATTGTTTATCAGATAGTAGGTTGACATACTCTTTTGCCTCTCTCGTTGATATCTGATAATACTCTTTTAAAGTATCGAGTTTTTTACTAACATAAGGTTTACTCCATTTGGAAAACCTTTGTCTTTTCCTAAGAGTATTTAGGAAAAAGAGGTATTGAAGACGATTGTCAGCACCATGTCTGACGTTCATCTCGTTAGTAAGAAAAACAGAATCTTGGTGATAAGATAATGCTTTATTAGTTAAGAATGGTTGATATGCTTTTTCTTCAACCTCATCAACCATGAGGTTTTTTTTGTCGTAAGAAACCGACTTTACAAAATCGAATGGATTTCGTTTACTCATTAATTTTGTCTAAGATACTCGTAAACAAGTTCTTCACCTTTGAGTTCTTCTCCAAAGTAAAGTGTATACCCGTCACTGGTTTCTCTTTTAATGAGTCCACTGAAGTATTGTGTATCCATTACGGATTTCCCGTCTTCAGTATCTTGTGGTCTTGTATCATACCACATTGAATTAAGTGAATGTGCATGAACTGATTTAATACCTTTTGCCCACTCTTCAGCTGCTAGTAAGTCCCTTTGATATTGAACTCTCTCATCATATTGTGTCATGTTATTTTATCCAATAAATTTAAATCTTGATTTTCGTCAAGAAGTGTCACTTCAAAAGTGGGTTCACCTACAGTTCCACCATATTCAACTGAATATGGGATTGATACACCTTTACTTGAAGCTATGTCCACCTTCTCAGTAAATGTTTCGTAATCTTCTTTACTTAATAATGCTCTCATGTATTATCTCCGTCATTATATTTAACTTTTGATTTGTCAAACAATCTATCTGCTTGTCTTTGAAAAGACTTTTCGATTTGTCTGTCAAACCACCTAAAAAACCATTGTCTAAGTTTACCCATTTTTAAATTTACACTCCGACATAATTTCTGTTAGACATGCAACGAAATTGATTTCTGAATCCATTGCAAAGGCAGACTTGTATTGATAGTCTGCAATAAACAAAACTGCAGCTGGAACACTAGAAGGTTCTAGTCTTTGTTCCAATGCATTGAAAACTTTTCTATATAGTGTATCAAAGTCATTATCACTATTCTGACCAACCCACTTTCTCATTCCTTTCCAGTTCTTGTCTGCAATCATATCAATGAGAGGTGTAAGTTTTTCTTCGGCTAGTGTTGCAATAAGACCAGTGTCAATAACACCACCAACACCATATCTTTGGACTTCGTTGATACACCTTCTGAAATCGGGGAAGAACTTTAGAATAAGTTCGACCAAAACCTTTTCGTCATATTTGATATCTTCCAAATCACAAATCTCTTTGAGTCTTGTGAGGAAAACACCAGCAAGTGTTTGTTTGTCTTTTGGTGTTAGTTTAAAATCTATTACAGTTGTTCTTGAATGTAGTGGTTTGATTATTCTATTCTTGTAATTACAAGTGAATATGAATCTACAGTTAGAAGAGAACTCTTCAATAAAGTTTCTCAACGCAGGTTGAACTGAGTCTGCAGAAATATAATCTGCTTCGTCCAGTATCACAACCTTTGCACCACCACTTAGGGATACTGTAGATGCAAAGTTTTTGATTTTGGTTCTTAGTGTGTCAATCAATCTACCCTCATCAGAACCATTGATAACGATAAAGTCGGCACCCATTTCATTACATAATGCTTTTGCAACTGTAGTTTTACCTACACCAGCAGAACCACATAACATAAGATTAGGTATCTCACCTTGATTGACGAATTCTTTGAAAGTGTCTTTAAGGCTCTGAGGTAGTATCGTGTCCTCAATTGTTTGAGGACGATACTTTTCTACGAATAAAAATTCACTCATGGTTGCAGAATCCCCTCCGAAACTACAGTGTAATCCACCCTTGAAGATTGATGAGAAGGACTACTCCCGTATGCATTGTAAAAGGCTGGCACAATACTTACACTAATATATAGGTTAAACATTGTATTTAGAATCAGGCTCCAATGCAATAAAATACTCCAAGTCAATATCTTTGTTCTTGAAGTGTGAAATACCTTTAGACGAAACTAAGACTTCATAGTTTCCATCTAACACTTTAAGGTTCTCAATCTTAAAGTTCATAGTGTATGAAACACCATTTCCTTCACCCACGATTCTTGAGAATGTGTTTGAAGTTGTATTCTTCTTATCTGTCACTTCCAATTTGATTACAGTTCCGTCTGAACTTAGAACCAAATCACCAACACCTAACACACTAGCTGCTTTCTGCAACTCATTCAATAGTGTAGATGAGATATCAATACCGATTTCTGCATCAGGCATTGTTATCATTTTCTCGGGTGCAGTCACCATACCTTCACTTGCATAGAAATAAGCAAGACTGGAATTGTTGTCTGCAACTGTTAGACTTGCATCACCGAATTGAAAATCGGGGTCTTCCAATAAAGACGTTGCACCCAAAAACTCAGGTAAGTTGTAGATAGAAAAATCCGTTGGGAATGATTCTTCTACAGTTGCAACTGCAAGAATATTTTTCATATTTGAGATTGTCTGAAGTGTGTTTCCTTGACCAACCTTTATACCTTGGTTGATTGTTGAAAAGTTCTTCAACACATCTCTCGTTTCATTACTAATTTTCATCACTTTTTAGCCTCCTTTTCTGCCTTATCGTGAACATGAAGCATGAATAGACCATAATGTAAAACCTTCAAAAGGTCTGCTCTATTCCTACCATCTTTTTTTCCGTATCTTTGTGCATATTTCATTATGTTTCCGATACAAAATCCTTCCCCATGTCCACTGTCAATAATGAATTCAGTGGACTGGTATTTGTTTAAACTATAGTGTTTGTCGTAAGTTGAATCAATATACGAGGAGAACTCTTTAATGAGTTCACCCTCGTTATATTTGTAGTCAATCTTCTTGTTTTTTCCAAACATACTAGTCATTATACTCTGAGGTTTCAGTTTCGTCAACTGGGTTTTCAGCATTTAAATCGACACCTGCGTCAATCTTAGTGTAAAGGTCGAGGATACTATTTCTAGTTTCTTCGTCAAACCTTGAAATACACATTTGGATTGACTTCAGTTTGTCACCAAACATTCTGTATGCATTCACAATGTGAACCAGTCTTCTAGTAGTGACAACGTCATCAATCGCACCTTCGTAGAAGGTTTTTCTGATTATGTCTGCCCAATCTACTAGTTTGGTCACGAACTCTTCGTCAACTTCTCCAGTCAACTCCATTTCTTTTGAAAGAATTTTTCTCTCAGTAGTCACTGGAGGATATTCTTGTTGCATTGTGATTGCAAACCTTTCCAACATAGCTTCGTTCATGATTTGAGTTCCAATGAACTTTCCATCTTCAGAACCTTGTCCTTTAGTGTTTGCAGTTGCAAGAATTGTGAAACCTTGTTTTGGAGTCACCCACTCACCAGTTTTCTTGATTAGGTATCCTTTACCTTCAAGAACTGATTGTAGACACATAAGTTTGTTAGAACCTAAGTCAACTTCGTCTAAGAGAAGGACAGCACCTTTTCTCATAGCTTTGATAACAGGGCCTTCTCTGAAGACTACATTACCATTGACTAGAGTATGACCACCCATTAGGTCGTCTTCATCAGTTTCAATAGTAATATTAACTCTGAAAAGTTCTCTCTTCAATTGAGCACAAGTTTGTTCAATCATTAATGTTTTACCATTACCACTCAATCCAGTAATGAATACTGGGAAGAAGATTTTAGACTTGATTATGTTCTTGACATCTTTGAAGTGTCCAAAAGGAACATAATTAGACATTTTCTCGGGAATGATTTTTACATTGTCATTCAGATTAACAGACTCAGTCGCAGCGGCAACTGGCATGTTTTGTGGAGCAACTGGTGGTGCAATAGAAACCACTTGAGGTGCAACTGGAGGAACAACTGCATTTTCAGAATATCCACCATTGTATCCACTGAGAACTTGGGTTAAATTAAATACCCCATTATCTCTAAAATTGTATCTAGAAGACTTGACCCAATATGGGAATGAACCCACTGTTTCAATTTCTTCCTTCGTAAAAACCGATTGTTCGGGAAACGTCTTAGACAATGCGTCCAAGAATTCCTTCCTATCGGGTGTGAAGTGAAATGGTTTCCCACATATGTCTATCGACTCACTTCTGTCATAACTTCTTTTATCCATATTTTCTCCTTTTAAAAGTTGTTAAATTTCTCATCAGTTATTATTATATAAAAAAGTGAGGGTCATTGTCAACCCCATTACTTAATATTTTCAAACCTAGTTCCCATTTTAGCTTGTTGTTTCTCATTCAACTCACCACCATTATTGACCCATATTCTAAATGCAAAACATTCTTTTTCTTCAGTCTTACATTCATTGAACATAGGACAATCATATCTGACGCAAGGTGAAGGCCCCACGTCCATAACTGCATCTGCAAATTTACTATAATCATTTACACTTGAAATATAGTAAGCAGGGTCTACTTGATATGTCTTCATTATGCTATCTCCTTAATAAATTCATTAGTTAAAAATCTTGAAGTTGTTTTAGACTTTTGATTTCTTTTGAAAGCAGCTAAAACTCTAACTTTTTTCGCATCGATAAACTCATCGTCTAACTCATCAGTTCCTTCAGTTCCGATTGCACTAGCAGCGGTAATGAAGAGTTTGTTGTATCCATGACACTTCACAACCATACCAGTTTTTCTACACTCCAACCACTCAGATTTGTAATCTCTGTAGTAGTCATTTTCATTTTTCACTTCACTGTAGATTTGAACAAAGTCTTGTTTCTTACCAACAACGAAGTATCCAGTGACAATCACACCAGTTTCTTGTGCAATCCAGTCAAGGATATTCTGAGTTCTTTTGAAGTCACCACCTCTGTAGTATCTTCCTTGAGAAATAGGATAGACTCTTCTTGAATAAGGGTCAATGATTTCTATATGTCTTTCAAAGTCCCAAGAATCTTCACCATTCAATTGTTCTTTTTCTTGTTCTCTCATACCTTCGTCTGAAGATAAGATACTTGAACCATGAGAATACCCATCAGTGATAACTGTTAGAATTGATTTCTCAATACCATAGTCTTTTCTGAAATCTCTTAGAAGTGTTCTCATTGCAAATAGTGTATGGTCAAGAGGTGTTCCACCAAGATTGAATCTATGTGGAATTGAATGACTTGGTAGGTAAATGTAATACCCGTCATAGTTTTGCACATAGTGTGTTCCTTCGAACCAGTCATTCCAAATCTCTAAAGACTTCTCAAATTTTCTTCCATAACCACTTAGTCTATCTGCAAAGTAGTCATTCCAAATCTGAGAAACATACATGAACATTTCTTTGTATTCTCTATTGTTTTGTTTGTCTGAGAATAGTTCAAGTAATTGTCCGTCTTCTCTAGTCCAGTCTTCGTCTTGTCTATTGTAAACGTCTGAGAAGAGATACACTCTATGAGGAATGTTTGCTTTTCTACAGAACATTGTTAGGATAAGTGCTTGTTCTAGAAGGTCAAGAACTTCTCTTGAAATAGAACCACTCCAGTCAATCAATACGTTAACACCATGGTTCTCACCTTCAGGTAAGTAAGTCACTCTTTTGAAAATGTCGTCAACAATCTGATACTTTGCAAGTCTATTCATATCAAGTTTACCAGTTTTACCACTGAATGCATGAACAGCTCTTTTTGCAGATTGTTTCATTTCGAATTCCTTCACCATATGATTCACAATCTTTTTGTTTTTTGCATCTAGTTTGTTCATAGTGTGAAGTGCAACTTCTTTGTTTTTTTCTTTTCCGTCAACAAAGAATGAACCTCTCATATCTTTTAGTAAATCTTTGTAAGACACTTTGACACTTCTCATCATGTCATTTTCTTTGTTGAACTTTTTACCTAGGTCAACACTGAGTTTGAGAATGTTTTCATCTGAGTATAATTTACCTTCGTTGTTATGTGCATTTTGTTCTGTAATAGATTCCCTTGCACCATCTTCATCATCATACTCACCACTGGAAGCATCTTTACCACCAGTCATTTTTCTTTGTGATTTACCTTCGTCTTCAGTTTCGTCTTCAGACTCTTCTTCACCTTCTTCTTTTTCTTCACCACCTTCAGACTCTTCTGAATCTAGTTCGGGAAGGTTGTCTTCGTCTTCGTAATCTTCGTCTGAATCACCGAAGTCATTGTTGAACTCTTCTGACTCTTCTTCTTCGTCACCTTCTTCTTCGTCACCAATGTCAAACATTTGAGGAACCATTTTTTCGTCTTCCTCAGTTCTTGTTTCGTTTTCTTTTGACCACTCGTAGATTGCAGTTGCACACTCTTCAACCTCTTCCCAAGTCTGACATTTGTTAGACCAGTCAAGGAAGAATTGTTCTTCTTTAGTAAGTGTGATATTAACCCTTGAACCACATTTTGTGATAAGGTTGATTTTGTCAATCAATGAAAGTTCTTGTAAATTTCTATCTTTGATTCCAAAGAAATCCATATCCATTAATTCGTTGTAAGCTTTGTAGAATGATTTTCTAAGACCTTGATATTTGTTCTTAATCATTTTCTCAATCCTAACGTCTTCAACAACATTAAGATATCCTTTAAGTGTTCTGTTTTTTGTCACTGCAGAGTGAACACCTTCGTATGGTGTATTCAGTGCATGAGATACTTCATGACCCATAAACAAGTCATAAAGTTCGGGTGATATTTCGTCTTTAAGAATAGGACAACAAAGTATTCTATTCTCTAAATCGAAGTATGCAGTTGGAACCTTCTTATGAACTATAGTAAGGTTTTCCGTAGCCATTAACTTGGCAAGTGAGTCTTTTTGATTTCTAATTTGATTTGTCATAATATAAGTATACTAAAAAGTGAAGGTCATTGTCAACCCCTAGATTATCCGCAGGGGCCTCCCATGTCCACCACATCGTCCCACATTTGAGATACTAAGATACTTCTTGCATAGTCTATGATATTAGCACCATGCACGTCATCTCCAGTGAATTTAGATACTTTATATACGTTTACTATATTGAGTGCAGAAACCACATCAATATCGGACATAGAATCCACGTCTTGCACGATTCCGTCCATTATTTGGTCATTATAGATATTTGACATATTTACTCCTTTTTTTTTCTACTATACTAGTATACTAAAAAGTGAGGGTCATTGTCAAATTTTTTTATGGATTAACTTGTCTTATTTTGTAATGGTCAAAAGAGAAGTCTTTTGTTCTATCGTCTGTAAGGATATTTTCTCTATTGTTTGAAAACCACATTGCAATTGTAAATCTAGAACCTCTACGAACTGGATAGACTCCATGTTTTAGTTCTAAACCTTTGAATATGATTCCTTCATTTGCAACTGGTTCAATAACAGTTCCAGTCGGCCCCATCTCGGGAAAATAGGTTTCACCACCTCTAAATGATTCATGACCATTTAAATAAAGAATAACAGTCCATTCTCTACTAGGTGATTCTTCTATTACTTCGTTTTCTATTTCGACTGTAGAATAAGTGTCTAAGTGTGGTTCTTGAACACCACCGATTTCCCATTCATTGACTGCAGCCATTTCGGGATATACTCTAGTTCCCACTGCATGATATATTTCACTGGTCACGTCATGACCAACTCTGTTGAAAATATCTCTTACCCAGTTCGTGTGTATATGAATGAGGTCAATTCCTCGATAGTCCGAACCATCTCCGATTTGTCTAAGATGCTTGTGATTCTTGAACCACTGTATCAGACTCTTCGATTCCTTCTCCGTTATCAGGTTCGGAAGTCTGATTAGATTCACGTTCTGCGATTGCTCTTGCATAGGCCATTCTTTGTTCATATTCAATTCTTTTTCTCCTCTCTTTAGGACGAACTTTCATTGCACGTTCTAATTTGAGTCTAGATGCACGTTGTAAGAATAGGATACCATTCAAGTGGTCACACTCATGTTGAACACACCTTGCACCTAAACCATTTAGATAAAGTGTATGTTCTTCACCTTCTGCATCTTGATATTTAAATTCTATCTCTTTTGACCTTTTTATCATTAAGTAAAGGTCGGGGAAAGATAGACAACCCTCTTTCATTAAATCTGTTTCTTGTGATACTTTAGTTATTTCGGGATTAAAGAATGCAACGATTCCTTTATCTGCAGTTCTCATAACAAAAACTCTGTAGTTTAATCCAACTTGGTTTGCAGATAATCCAATACCACCAAATTGTTCCATTGCAGTTGCAAGGTTCTTTTCAATTTCTTTTGGGTCTTCGGGTGGATTCTCGAAGTCGAATTCAGGTGGTGGTGTTCGTAAGACTCTTGAAGCCTCGTCTATCAATTCTAACATATTATACTAACGGGTAAACCCCTCCTCCTTTGACTTGCACATTTGATATTTCGAATCCAAAGAAATACAATATTGCATTCCATATTCTTTGACCTTGTTTCTTAATCCAGTTGAATGCACTTTGTATTCTCTTAGTTATTTCTCCAAGAATCTTTTTAGCTGCTCTTGCAACTTTTGAAGAAAAGTCTTTTGACATTTTTATAAGTTTATTTATCAACTGAGATTCAGTGAGATTTTCAACCTCTTCTGTTAAAAATAGATTCGAATTACCACACTCGTTATATACAATGTCTGAGAGGGTGTCCATGTTTAGTTTTTGTTTTGCTTTCTTACTTCTTAAAGATAAGTATGGTGAACTTTTACCACTTGATTTAAATGATACATAAAAATCATTACCACTAGCAAGTGCTCCACCATGTTTTATTGGGTCTGTTAATTTCTGAACATGAGATAGACCACCACCTTCATAGAAGGTTGCAATCATTGTAGCAGTCGGCCAAGTATCTTTACCAAACTTTGCATGACCTGTCGCTGCTTCATAACAAAATAGTTTTTTCAGTTCGTCATTATTGTTGAAAGTTTTTTCAATTCTTTCATTTAATTCTTTTGCAAAGTTATGACCAATATCTAATTCTGCAAGTTTCTCTTGTTCTTCTCTTGATATATCGTCTTTACCTTTTAGTTGTTCTAAATCACCTACAGCACCTTTATGAGATAACTTAATCATTTTATCTTCTAGTTCTTTGACTAACTTTTGTGCTTCTTTTTGACCACTGGAAGAATTTCCATATGCTCTCATTGCAGCTTCTACTGTAGATATTGCTTCTGATTTACCAGCAGACATTAACTGAGAACCACCCGATTTTTTAAGTGATACTCTAATCTTACCACTCTTATCCATAAGGTCGGTTTTAGGTGTAGTGTTTGTTCCTTTCCATTCTTTAGTAAGTCCACCCACTTTCATAGAACCAGTTTGTTTGAGTTCTGTTATACCTAATTTGTTTTTGAAATCTATCGCAGTTTTCATTGCAGACTCTTCCCAATCAGTCCAATACTTATCGAATCTCTGCCACTCGGGTGAGTTGTAGTCGATACCTTTTCCTAATTTTTGAAGACCTACTGCAATACCAGCTTCCCAATCTTCACCAGTTGGATTTTTTTGATTTACGGGTGAGAAACCATTACCACCTTTTAGAACATTTCCTAATGTAGTTCCAAACACTTGTTTGAAGTTCTTAGGTGTCCATAGTGTTAAATCTTTTTCGTCACCTGCTCTTGCAAGTTCACTAGACAATTCATTCCAAAGGTCTTTATCTCTTATCTTTAATTCATTCCCGTCTTTATCCAGTAATACTCCGTCTTCTGCTTTGTTAATGAATCCTTGTCTATTTTGTCTTTTAAATAAATCACCTTTAGACATTTTAGACCCTTCAGATATAACTTTAGGTAAGTCTAATTTGACCCCTTCGTATGTTGGATTAGTAAATTGTGAGAATGATTTCATATTACTATTTATATTATTCTGCAATTCTTGAGAAGTTTTTGTATTTCTCAAACCTAATAACGTCATTAAATTTATCATATAATGTTTCTCCTTTATGAGATATGATAAATGCATTCGTCTTTTCCGTCAAGGTGTTTAGTAATTTTAAGAAATCGTCTGTTCCTTGTGAGTCTAATGAAGAATCGAAAACTTCGTCTAATATCAATAAGTTAGTATTCACTGAGTTCTTCATTCTTGCAAC